CTGGCGTCCACGATGCGTGCCGGGACGTTCTCGAAGACCGTTACCCAAGCTTCGGTGAATCCGCCGGTATCGGGGTCGCGGACTTCCGTCCAGTCTTGGATGTCCACTCGGTGGCGGTACTGGCCGGCGCGGCTCATGGGCGCTCCTCGATAACTAGGGTATAGACGCCCGTGCAGTCTCCGGTTACCCCGGTCATGCGTGAGAGGACCGCATAGTACGTCCCCGCGGATCGGCCTTTTTCTGAGATCGATTCCCCGCCCACGCTTGACTGTTGCGCCGTGGCGTTCGCAGTTCTTACCCTAAGAGGGGTCAAAGGAACCTGGCCGGCGGTTGGCGTAAACGTGCCGCCCGAAGCTATCGTGCTCTGGAATGCGTAAGCCGCGCTTTCGGTCATGATGTTTTCAGATACGGGCGTATGCGTCGTACCGAACGTGCCTCCGGGCGTGCCTTGTGAAGCAGCGTAGGTTCGGAGAGTCATGCCCCCCTGATCAACGCTCAAAGCGTGTGCATGGATGATGAAATTCGTCGGGATGATCAGCCGGAAGACCAAAGGCGTCGCGGCGATTGGGTTGGCCGATGCGAATTCGTAGTTCAGAGCCCACATGCGGCGATCAAAGAAACCGGTTTGCCCTACGTCCACGCGGAAACGAGGATTGCTCCCCGCGATACCTCCATCTGTGATCAGCTTATCGGGCAAGTTGACAGAGATCGGCTGGCCTGAGATCGAAACAGGTAGCGGGTTCGAGGGCAGAGTAACGGCAATAGGCTCGTCCAGGTCTACTTTCAGTCTGTCCCCCGCGACCATGTTTGGAGGGAAGCTGAACTCGCCGTCTACCTTAAGCTTCCCGTCTTGGATCAACTCCGCTGGAGGCTGCGCGAGTATTCGTGTAGCGTGCGTCCCGTCGCCCATGTACTTCTCGAAGCGGCTAGGGCCGCCGAAGATCCGCCGGATGTAGTCCGTGACGATTGCCATATGGGCTCCGTTAAGCTAGTGCTGGATCGCGAAGTGGGAAAAGCAGCGCGGTTACCGGGCGAGGCAAGTAGCCACGTTCAAATTCGCCGTCCGGGTTCTCGTCGCGGTCTTTGTAGAGGAAGCCAACCATCAGCAGAGTTGCCGCCTGGACAGCGTAGCGCACAATCTTGTCGCCGTTGCTGTCGACGGCATATATCGGATCTCCCGAACTGTCGAGAATGGGATCGTCGTTACTGTCGCGCTCGACCTCGTAAGCACTAGCGGATTTCAGATAGTTCTTGACAGCCTCTGAAGCCGCACGGACATACGCGTCGATCAACACGTCATCTTGGTCGTGGTCCATGTTCAGGTGCTGCTTAGCGCGCGCCAGCGTTACGTACATCATCGGATCGAAACCCCTTTTTTCGGGTCAATCGTAGAAGCGTTCTCGCGCAGATCCTTCCCGTCGCGCCCTTTCTTGACCGCACAGCGCCAATCAGTTTCGCCAGTGCCCGGCACGCCTTGCGGGTTATCGCATTTGGCGATCCAGTAGCTGCCGCCGTAGGACGTGCCATCACCCTTCTCGTACTGGCCTTCGTGCTTGTAGGTGCCGCGGTCAATAACTGCGCCGATCTTGACCGACTTTTCGATCACGGTTTCGCCGGCCTGCATCTTGACCGTCACGGTTCGGCCGTCTTCGGCTAGGGTCAAATCGAAGCCTTCAAGTGGGATAGCATCTCGTCCGTTCTCAGGCTTCGGCATACGATCTGCAGCCTTCTCGAATGTGTCGCGCGCCTGCCGCTCCCAAGACAGCGTGAGGTCAGAGAAACGGCGCTCGAAGGCCGCGGCGACTTCGTCGACTGTCGGTGCCGGCAAAGGTGCGGCCGGCTGGACGGTCTTGATCAATTCGTCTAGGTGGGCTTTCAGCGCTGGCATGTCGGCGTCTTGGCCTTTCTCTGGTTTCGGCAACGCCTCTACGGCGTCCCTCACGAGTATTTTCAGGACAGGCAAAACGTCGTCGTCCATGCTCACCGAGTTACCGTCCTTAACTTCCGGAATCGGTACAAGCGCCGCGGCAGATTTGGCGATGGCTTCGAGGTCTACGAGTTCCGCCACGTCCTCTTCAGTCGGGATGCGCAATTCGGCGAGCTGCTTTTTCAGCCCTTCGATATCTCGCAGGAGCGGTGCGGTGGCTTCTTTGATGAGCGCGCCCATCGCCTTTCCAAACTCTTCCGGGTCGATCATCGGGTAACCTCAGTGCGTGCGGCCTGAACTGCTTTCAGCAGGAACAGTTCGGCGAGTGCCTTTTGTGTTTGCTCGTCTACCGCTGGTGCGATAACTGGTACCGGCTCGGCCGCCGGAGCAGCGCTTTGCGTCGGGAGCTTGTTGTCCTTGATAACAGAGAGCGGGAAGTCCTGTTGCTGCTTGTAGACCGTATCGCCACCGTCGAGAGGAGGGCGGTTGAACTCCAACCGGCCTTCGTTGATGGTTTCCAAGCTCGCGTCCGCCAGGATTTTGTGGTACTCGGCTTTGCGAGTGGCGTCCATCCGCATAAGGATAGTCTCGTCCAAGTCAATCTTATACGGCGTCGCACCAAGACCTTCGGTCAACAGGGTTTCCATCGACAGGATATGCGCCAACAGGGCGTCGTCCAGATAAAGCTGGTTTATTGCGTCCACGCCGAGACCGGAGGGGATTGTCCCCAGTCCCACCTTGAAAGGCGGAATGCCGAAAGGCTGGCAAATCTGCTCATCAGAGTAGCGGAGCTGCTCGACCATCTGCGAGTCCACGGACTTCGAGCCGAGCGACATGAACTTCAGGTCATCGCCAACCACAGCTACCTTACCAGCATTCTCGCCAGTGAAATTGCTGTTCCAATGCTCCGACAGCCGCTTGGCCGTCTCGTCACTGATCGCACCTGGCGCGGACAAGATGCCGGACGGCTGCGCGTTGTTCCCGAAGAACTCCGCGGAGCTTCGCAGGATACGCATGTTCTTCAGCGTCGGCAGGTAGGCGGCAGCGATAGGCGGCAGGCCGATCAGTGGGTGGAACGGGCAGATACACCGATCATGAATAATCTCCGTGGCCGGAACGATCAACTGGTCGTAGTCCGCCGGGAGTAAATTCAGGTTGTCGGTATACAGCTGATAGAAAACGTCACCATTGTCAGCGACCAGGGGCATTACCCGGCACGGGTCGAGAACATACAATCCGACGACGACATTCCGGCTGTCGCGCTCTTTCAACACATAGGTGTTGCCCTGAGTGATCTTGCTGAGCGCCCAGTACTCCCGGAACTGCTGCGGGGTCTGGTAGTGGTTCGGCCGGCGCAGAACCGGCGAATACGCCGAATTATCGATCGTCTCCCATACCCCACTGGCAGTGCGCGACTTCAAAGAGAAGGGCAGCTTGCCGATATCCGATGCGATGCGGTTAACGCAGGCGTACAGCGCCGGATAGTTCAGGAGAGTATCCAAGCGCTGCTCTTTGTTCCGCTGCCAGGCGCCCGTGAAGGGTTCGCGGACGATAGGCCACCAGCCGCGTTGAACAGGGACGTTCTGCAGCGACTTTTCAACCGTAGCTTCCGGTCGCTTAAATGTCAGCTCACGGCCGAAAATTCGCATTAGACGAGATCCTGTTCTTTGATCGCGGCTTCGATGTCCGATTTGTTGATGCGGCCGTCTTTCCCGGTACCGATCACTTTGGTGATGTCGATTCCGTTCTCTTTGGCGAAGGCCGCGACGTTATCAGAGATCAATACTTCGGCTTTCGACTCTTCGGCGGGCATATCGGTATCCGGGTAAGTACCGTGCCCCAGCTTGCGAAGTGTCTCCGCATAGCGGCGCGCCATTAGGACGGTTCGACCACCTTTGCCGTAAGTGAATGCGACTTTGCTCATCGGGGATTTCCTCGAATTTTCGGCAGTATAACGGGTAGGTACGCCATTCTGCTAGCGTAGCTCAACCCATGAACCCAATCTTCCCGATTTGTTCGATCATATTGGCGTACTCTCAAGTCATAAAAGAAAAGGGCCCGAAGGCCCTTTCCGTTGCGACTATCGCTTACGCGGCGCCCCAGTTCACGTTATCCAGCCATGCTACGGCCGAATCACGGCGACGCGCCCAGTTGATGGTGCGCTCGGCACGGAAGCCGACCAGGTTACGTTGCCACAGCGACACGAGGACGGTGCTGGCGGTAGTCGGGTTGTCGGGCGCGTTGTCCATCTGCAAGGAAGCTTCGGTCGACATCGACAGATCGATGCCACCTTCGTCCGCCTCGTAGATATCACTGGCGTTGACCAGAGCAACCAGGGAACCGCCCGAATCGGAAGGAACGTATTCCGAAACGATCACCGGCAGGCCGAACAGAACGCCGCCGTTCATCGAGATGCCCGGGAACTCGGTTTGGCCGAGCGGGTTCTGCATCAGGCTCAGCGCCAGAGCAGTTACCGAGGACATGATGAACACGCCGGAGGTCGGAGCGTTGTTGGCGTTGATGAACGCGGTGAACAGCGCTTTGATGTCGGCCCGGACTGCGTCGGCGTCGTTACCGCTCGACGGGATGCCGGCTACGCCGTTCAGGATCGAGGCAGGCGAGATGCCAGACACGGCAGCCTTCAGCGGGTTGATGAAGTCGATGTCGAGACGCTCACGCAGCGCCGCGGCCAGTTGGTCACGGATGATGCTGTCAGCGGCCGGGTTCGAGTCGCGGATCACTTCCATGGTCGCTACGGCGATGTTGGCGACCTTCAGCGGCTCGATGGTCTTGCGCTCGAAGTCGAACTTGGTCAGCGGTTTGGCCTGACCTTCACCCACCCAGTAGCCGTCGCCGCCGGAGGTTTGGCCGATCAGCGGAGTACGGAACGGAACTCGGCGCAGCGACGGAACCGGAGCTTGACCGAAACGGCCCAGGATGGTCTGAGGACGCAGGTAAGCTACGAAGTCAGCGAAGACGCTGGTCTCGTCGCCCACCAGCGGGCCGGCCCAGGTGGTGTCGGAGGTGGTGGCAGCGGCTACCGCGGCTTTGGTCACCAGGCGATGGGTGGCAGCGATAACGCCGTCCTGGCCGTCATACAGCGACTTCGCGATGTCCATCGCGTTGCGGTGTTCCAGGTGACCCAGTGCCAGGCACTTGGCGGCACGGGCGAAGGCGATTCCCGGCTCAAGCTTCTGAGTGTTCTTGGCGCGAACGGTGATGCCGGTGCTGTCTACGGTCTTCACGCGGGTTTCCTGTTCGGTGGTGACAGGCTTCGCGGTGCGAGCCTGGGCGCTCTGCATCCCCTTCAGTCGAGCGACGTGCTTGTCGATGGCACCCAGTTCGGCTTCCAGGTTGTCGAACGCTTCCGATTGCTCGGCGTCCAGGGTGGTGCCGTCTTCGGCGGCCTTGTCCATGATGGACTGCATCTCGGCGGATTTGGTCACGCGGGTTGCTTCGAACTCCGCGATCTGTTCAGCGATGGTTTTCATGTCTAGGCCCTCCTCGGGCTTCGGAATGGTTTTCACTACAGGTTTTTGTGCCGAAGCGCCGGCAGGTTTTCCAACTCGCACCACAGGAACAACCGATTTGCCAAGCGCGGCCAGTTGTTTTCTCGATGCTGATTTTACACTGGTAATTCGTCCGCTAGAGTTGCACGGAATGGTAACCGCGGAAAGCTCGAACCAGTCCCACTTAAGGTACTTCGAGCCCCAAGTTCCCTCGATACGCGCGCTCTCGATCGGCAAGAAGCCGATGGACAGACCGCGCACCAGCCCAGCTTTGATAGATTGCCAGGCTTCGTCCAGTCGGTCTTTGAGCTTCCCGTCTTCCTCGACCTTGGCAATCTGCATAGTTGCTTCGATGCCGCGGGGACTGACCTTCACGTCGATGACGTGGCCGATCGGCTCGTCGGATTCATGCTGCCACAGGAAAGGCATCGGCAGAGTGAACTGCGCGCCCTCCGGGACCATGATGTCATCCGCACGATCTGGCTCGGGCGTACTGGCAATGCCGGTAATGATCCGCTGATCGTCGTTAACGGCCTTAACCGTCATCGTACTGTAGGCTCTGTTCATACCCAGCTCCGGTAAATTAGGCGCATTAAAACCTATTCCTCACCCTAGTACAAACATTTGGTGCTTACGGTGCGCCGCGGCTGGGTTCAGCGACATAAGGCTAACAGCGTTGAACAGTGCCATCACCGGGTCGATCTTGGCAGCGCCCGAAGCCTGCTTAGTTACTAGGATGGAGTTCGCCCGGGGCTCAACTCGGCAGTTAGACACCGCCCAAACCATCAAGCCTTGTTTCGCGTGGACAAGCTGGCCGCCGGCCAGGCGCCGTTCCGCAGTCTTGATCGCTCCGCCCAGTTTCCACCCTTGGCTGATACCGACGATCTTGTCCTCAGGAATGCCGCGGTTGATCAGCTCGTCGAAGATAGCGCCAATACCAACAGGGTCGACGCCTATCTTGTCGAGCAAGCCCCAGTCGTAAACCTGCTCCACCAAATCGCAAAGCTCGGTCACGTCGTCGCCGATGCGCTTGACGATACCCAAGTCCCCTTGTTGCGCGAAGTCTTCCATCTTCGACTTCTCGGCCAGGTTGCGCTTAAGCGCGGAAGGGTGTGCCCATGCGCGGGACCACGATACCCAAGTGTCAGTGCCGATGAGTCGGCCGAGGATACTCAACCCGAGCAAGTCGTCCAGGCCGCCGCCGTCGATCCCCACCGTGATTACTTCGCAGATATCCCGGAATTTATCAAAGGTAAGCTTCTCGTCCGTCTGTTCAAGCCAGAAGTCTGCGCCGGCCCATCTGTCGGTTCGGAGAGCTAGACCGATCTCCACATTCAAATATTTTGAGAGGACGATAAGAGTTTCAGTCGGTCCTACCGCAGCGGCGCGCTTAATCTCCCTCTGGATAAAATCGATGCTCGCCGATTTCCCGAGATTCGGGTTTGTCATTCTGAAATTTTCAGGCAGCAGATACAGCTTGTCCTTGATGTAGCTTTCAGGGAACTCGTACAGGATGGGCAGGAAGTTTTTATCTTCGATCTCGCCGTCCCGCACTTTTCGGGCATACATCAGCTTGGACGCAAAGACGCCGGCCGGCGGTTCGTCTGACTGCGTGGTCAGGTACAGGACAAACCCCTCGGGTCGTGACGCGAGACCGCCTGTCGCTTCTACCAGCATTTTTGCCGCGTGTGGGTTCTTGCCGAACAGGTGGATCTCGTCCACCAACACCACCGCCGCTTTGATGCCGCCGACCGTGTTTGAATCCGCCGCAACGACCTTGAGCGTAGAGTTTGTACCAAGGTGGCGGATAGTCCGTATGTGCTCCTGGACTTGCATCATTGCGTCCAGGGTCTCGTCTTTCTTCACCATGTCCCGGGCTGGCGCGAAGGCGTTATCGGCCACCTCTTTTGTCGGGGCTAGGATGATGAACTCGGCAGACTGCCGCCAGTTCATTTTCAGGACCGTTAGCATAATAGAGGCCGCCTCGGTCGATTTGGCATTTTTTTTGCTAATAAGAACGAAGGCTTCGCGAATGTGCTGAATACCAGTCTCGGGGTCATACGCGCCGAAAATTGCGTTCGCTACGTCCTCAGCCCAGCTGGCTCCGATATCGCCGATCGTCTGTTGCCCATCGCCCACGTCGACGATTTTCAGGCGGTGACGGAAATCCCGAGCCTCCTGCGCTGATTCGGGAAATAGTGGGTCGAACGGGATCAGGCTTCTCCCTTCGATGATTCTGCTCTCCCAATCCGGGCACGCAGTGCTGTAGCTCAGTAAGCTCATCGGCGGATTGCCTCTTCGTAAAGTTGGTTCCAAAGTTGCGTGAAGTTGTCAGGCAGAATATCGCGCTTTGCGCGGTTGTCTTCCTTCCAAAGCGGCTGAAGGTTGTTCAAGCTCCAGCACATCTTGAACTCCAAGGAGTGCTCGTCCGGCGGATTGAAAAACGACACGGGGATTATGTGGTCGATTTCTATGTCTCCACGTAGAAGCCTATCCCAGGTCATCCCTCGCGTGAACAGGCGCTCCAGGTGCTCTTTAAGGTCCGCGGCGCTGTAATTCAACAAATTCAAGCATGAGGTACCTAGCTTGGTTTTCTGCAAGCTATTCCGTACCCCCGCAGACACTCGCATGCGCAAAGCGTGAGCTGGGTCTGTACGACGGCGGTGCTTACTTTTCGCGGATATATCCTCTCTCCGTCGTGCGTAAGATAGTCTGGAGGATTCCCTAGCCTTCTCTGGGTTCTCCCGCGCTCTTCGTACAGCGTCTAGGCGGGCGCAATCTCTACACACGGACTGCAGCCCAAGCGCGCCGGTTTTAGACCTGTTGAAATACGCCGAGTTGGCAGGGTAGAAACCTAGACAATGCGTGCATATTTTCTCGGTGCTACCGGCTGCGGCTATACGAGCAGCTTGCCTAGCTGCGATAGCCGGCTGTCTCTCGGCATTGGCGGCTTGCCATTCCGGCGTCGCTTTACGCTCTCGGCGCTTAGCCGTTTCGTGGTCCCGCTGGCTGTGATATTTGGCACGGCGCTGCGCCTGCATGCAAACCTTGCAAGTCGCCTTGTGTCCGTCCGGGTATTCTTTCCCGATGTGATAATCCGACCGCGGCTTACCGATCTTGCACTTAGTGCAAAATTTCAGTTCACCGGCCAGGGGTTGCTGTGTAGAATTCGCTGTAGTCATGAGGCACCTAGAATGCTGATTGGCAAGAAGCCCGACTAGCGCTCGCAACGCTTTCGGGCTTCGTCAATTCTACCCTTCCGTGTTGTTCACGACAAGTTTCGGCGGCCTGCGAGTGGCGTAGATGTTTCCCCCTCCGGCCAGTTCTTTCGCCCCTTCCTCCTTTGTGACCTTCTTGCCCTTCTCCCCCATCTTCGAGTGTTCGAAAGGTAGCAGAGCTTTGGCGGCTTCCAGGCGGGCTTTTACGCCGGCCTTCGGTGAGTTCATCAGTGCGACAAGGAAAGCTTTCGGGTCGTCAGTTTCCGGGATTTCAACCGTCACGATGTCCGGCTCTCCGCCAGGTTCTTCGGGCTTTTCCTTCGCCGCAGGTCCGGGCTTGGTGCCGATACCCACGGCTGCCAGTGCGGCCACGATAGCAGGGTGTTTACGCATACGATGGCCGGCGGCCTTGGCGGTTTTAGGGCTAAGTCCTGCACTGATCGCTGCCTGCTCGGGCTTCTCCCCCCGCAGGGTCGCCTTGAAGAATTTCTCTTGCGATTCGTTGAGCATGGTGTTTCGCCTGTTGTTACTCGTGCGCCTAGCCTAACACGGGTAACAAAGTCCCAGCGAAATT